TGAACCAATCAAAACTGGTGATATCTTCTATTTGGAAGTGGATGACTCCTTATTGATTGAAAGTGTAGTTATTGGGTTTACTAGTGACGGGGTAATTATTCAGGGCGATGAAACTATGCTGGCATTTCTTGACACTGACCCATCTGAATCAAGGCATTTCACTGACTTGGAAATTGCCATAATGGAAGGCGGTGGGAGCATAGAAGAGGCTGAATACCAGGGCAGAAAAGTTCCGTTGGGGAAACCGTTTTTGACTCCAGACGGTCCAAAAAAGAGATCAGTATATGTTAAAAACCCCAAAGGCAATGTGGTAAAAGTTAACTTTGGTGACAAAAAAATGCGAATTAAAAAGTCAAACCCTGATCGAAGAAAAAATTTTAGAGCTAGACATCACTGCGAGAATCCAGGTCCAAGGTGGAAAGCACGTTATTGGTCATGTAGGGCTTGGGAATAAATTAAAGAAAGCATAATATGAAAACACCAGATTACAGTCAAAGACTCTTTAATGCGCTAGTGCGCCCAGCTATACAAGAAAATAATGATATAGGTGGCTCTGAACCTTCAAAAAAACGTGGACTAGGATTTCAGTCATATGCGACTAACCATATTTCACCGCAAGCTGCTAGGGAAGAAAAAGAAACATCAGGTAAATCATCAGATGAGAAAAAAACATCTGATGATGAAGAATCGTCTAAAGAGAAAAAATCCTCAAACAAGAAATCAAAATCTAGATTTATTGATCCAGAGTTGGAAAGACAACTTGGATACGCTACACAACATTATTCTGTATATGATGATAACGAACAAATGGCGTTTAACAAGTACCTAGATCGATCAATAACTAACATTAAAAAAATAAACAAAACTCAGGACCAAGAAATACGCGATTTACGAGATGTTGTTAACTCACTAAGGGCCAAAATTAAACCCACTGAGTTGGGAATTGACAACACTGCGCCTGCCCCATTTCCTGTTTATCAGAAAAATTTGGATGAAAGCACGAGTCTAGTTACCACTATTCGTTCAATAGTGGCGAACGGGGAGATTATTGCAAATGTTTATGAACAGTTAAAGCATGCGGCACAAAAATATGTAGACAACCACGGGGAATTAGATGGATTTAATATGGTAGCTGGCGGTATTGGTCATCAATGGTTTCAGACTTTCTATTTTAACAAATTGCAAAAAGAGCTATTTGACTTATCAAAGCAAATCAATAATAGAGATGCAGCCCATCTAGTGGATTTTTTAAAAGGTTCCGGGCGTGATGAACCTAAATCCTTCTCTCGAATTTCTAAAAATCTTCCAGAAATTTTATTTAATATTGGAAGAAAAATTAAGAATGCAGATTTGGAATCTTTTGGACGCAACTGGGAATCAAGAAAAAATAATTATAACGCTTATTTGGACAAACTGGCGGCCGAATCTGGTCAAGATCCTATACAAGACATGCCCAAAGTTAAAAACCCATCTGCAAACGCAGCGATTGGGCAGCAAAACACTCAAGTAGAAAAAATCGTAAATGATGTATTAAATAAACTACCTAGTAGAGTCGCAGGTGATGTTAGAAATGCGATTGCTCGATCTCCAAACAAGCTTCAGGCCTTGATGCAGGAACTACAAAAAAGAAACATCAACGTATCCGAAGAACGCATGTCTGATAGCATGCTACCCAAAGGTGCATTCGCCGGTTATCCAAAAAATAAACTAGGACCCGAAGCACAACTCAAGGGGTCTATGAAACGAAGTGCAAAACCGGGAGATTTGGTTGGTGAAGCCCCTGTTGTCAATAAGCCATTGAAAACTGCAAGACATCAAGCTAAAAATAAAATTAAAGCTGCTTACTTTGATAAAGTTTCAGAAAACTCTAAATTAGTGCCAGTTAATGAATCCATTGAGAAGCTCATGGATCAATTTATTAACCAAATTATTTACAATGAAACAGTATCGAATAACAAGCGATAATATTAGTATAGACAGCGCTGATGATTGCTTTCTTGCACCAGACGACCCCATCCAAGAATTAAAAATTGCAAGTTACTTAGGTGGGTTAGGTGCGAGAGAACGATTAGCTAATTATGCACTTACTAAAGTCTTGCAGAAAAATAAAAATACTGACGATAAATAATTATTATGGAACAATTACATCACTTTGCCAAAATTGCATTTTGTAGTGAATTCAGTTTTTATCTGAAAGCGCACCAGTTTCACTGGAACGTCGAGGGTATGGACTTTTTACAATATCATGATCTTTTTGGTAAAATTTATGAAGAAGTGTATGGCAGTATAGACACGTTTGCCGAACAAATTAGGGCACTGGGTACATATATGCCAGGAAGCTATGCTAGATTTAACATGCTATCTAAAATTGAAGATGAAGTTGAAATTTTAGAAAAAAATCAAATGCTTCAGGAACTGTACACTGACAATGAAAAAATGTTAGTGATACTTAAAAAATTATTTGAGTTAAGTGAGCAGCACAACACTTACGGATTTAGTAATTTTGTCGCTGAACGGATTGACGCCCATGCAAAACATAACTGGATGCTCAAAGCATCACTAAAACAATGAGAGCCCGAGAATTTATAGCAGAATCATCTGCCGGAAAATTGCGAACTTCACAGCAGGATGCTAGCAGAGGCATTCATAAGTTCACCGATGGTGAACGTTGGAATAGTGACTATAAATCTTACCGATTGGGGTTAACTGTTGCTGGCTGTGATGGCATTAACGAACCTGAAGTTGACTTTGAAAGCTGGGTTGGTCGCTGGAAAACTGCCCACCCTTATACGCAAGTTGAAGCTGATATGCTGAGACTCTCTTATATAGCCGCAAAGATTGCATATGAAGACCTAAATCAAGGAGATTTAAGTAGTCAAGAAACTCCTGATACTAATACAATAAGCCCAGTAGCCAATTGGATGAAAAAATGAAACCCACAGAATTTCACAAAATTAATGGATTAACAGAAACAAGATATGTACTTGAAAGTGCCAGTGTAGGTGGCACTAGTTCTGGGTCAGTCGCATCAGTGTCTGCACCGTTGGGGAAAATTAGAAAAAGAGATAATATTTTGGCACAAGAGGAAGATACAGATCCATGTTGGAAAAATTATCGTCAACTAGGCACCAAAAAGAAAAAAGGGAAAACTGTGCCCAATTGCGTTCCAGTAGGAGAAACTACAGATAGAAATGGTATCAGTAAGCGTAAAGAAACTAAATTTCACACAAAATTGGATAAACTAGTACACGACACGTTTGGTAAGAGAAAAGGCGAAATGGAAGATCGAACTCACCCCGATCATGAGATTTCCATGGCTAGTAGTGAATTGACCAGTTCCATTGAAGATGCATTACGCATTTTAAATATCATCCGCCGTTATAGCGAAGAGCATGGTTTAGAAGCTTGGCAGCAGAGTAAAATCACTAAAGCAACTGATTACTTGAACGCAGTGTCAAATAACTTGCAAGGCAAGGAAATTTTTAATAATGAAGATCATTCAGGATTTGAAAAAGGATGGGGCGCAGCATCATACAACACGTACACTCGAAGTAATCACGGAAGGGGCGTAGCTGAAAGCTTTGATGTTTGTCGAGTTTGTGGCCAAACACCCTGCAACTGTACATCAGTAACTATGGAATCTGTCCCCCCGGGATTTCCAGAAGACTTAATGATGAAGCTTAAAAAACAGTACAAGGGTAGCCCCGAGCGCGCTTTTGCAACTGCGTGGTCGATTCATAAAAAGAAGAAAAAGTCAGTATCAGAAAGCTCGTTAGCAGAATTACAGAATGAGTTTGAGTTTGTGTTTAATCCTAAACGGATGCAGCTTTTTGTATACCCTAAGGGTGCAGATACATCGACTATGGACGATGTGATTGCTTGGATCGGACTAGATTACGCAGGCAAAACACCAGATGGTGAGATCATGTACGCATCTAGCGACACACTAGTTCAACCCAAATACCACCGTCGCGGAATTGCAACCGCAATGTACCAATATCTGAGACAGCATGGTGTAAACATTATTAGCTCAGATGAGCAAACTGATAAAGGCGCAGCAATGTGGCAGGCTTTCCGGAAAAAAGGTCTTGCCAAGGATAATAAGTTTTTAGAAGACGATTATTTAAAACAATTAGAGTCCAACCTAGCCGAAAATCTAATGCTTACAAACAGCATAGATACTTGGAAAGATACTTTCTAACAAGCAGATCCTAAACAATACCGTTAATTCAAAAATAAAACTCCAGCAAAAAAGATCAAATGGCAACATCTGCGCATTACGCAAATTGCCAACTTATTAAAACTAAAAAACACCTTGACATCTCCTAGAATAATAACTATACTATTATTCTAGGAGATTTATTATGGGTAAAATGTTTGGAGCGCCTGAACAGGCAAAGATTAAGCAAATCGTTGCTGAAGGCTGCACGGTTATGCAGGAGATTTCAGATCTTCAAGAGGGTCTAAATGAGACAATCAAAGCAATTGCTGAGGAACTTGAAGTTAAACCAGCAATTATCAAAAAAGCTATCAAAATTGCAATGAAAGATCAATGGGATCAAGTATTCAGAGAATTTGACGATCTCGAAACAATTGTAGATATCAGCGGTCACGCGACCCGCAGAGAATGATAATGGAGCGAATTTTAAGCATTGCATGTAACATTTACAACTGGGCAAAACGAGACTTCAGCGAATACCCAATTCGGTTTGCATTGGAAATCATTGCATGGGCAATGAGCCTTGGGTGTTCACTAACTCTTGCTACACACGCGACTGATCCATTGTTCTTTTGGTTATATCCCATTTTTATAACACAATGCGCCATTTTTGGGTGGGCAGCATGGACTCGAAAAAGCACTGGGATGGTTGCTAACTATATGCTACTAGTTACTATTGATAGCATTGGTTTGATTAGATTGATTTCTAGTACATAAAATTAAGGTTCCGCGAGCCACAAGTCGCGTTTTTGAAGGCTAGCCGGCCATAAGCGGTAAGGATAATAACAATAATGAGTTACGTTGATTCCATATGGAACAAAGAATCTGACACTGTGCGTGTCGTAGAGCGTGATACAACGGGAGTTCGAACGTATCACGAATACCCAGCAAAATATGTGTTTTACTACCCTGACCAAAGGGGCAAATACAAAAATATTTTTGGAAATCCAGTATCCAAAGTATCATGCAAAACACACAAAGAATTTATCAAAGAACAAAAAATCCATTCAAGTCACACTCTCTACGAGAGTGATGTAAATCCAGTATTTCGCTGCCTTGAAGAAAACTATTTAGGAAAGGAGCCACCTAAACTACATGTGGCATTTTTCGACATTGAGGTTGATTTTGACCCTGAACGCGGATATGCAAGTCCAGACGATGCATTTATGCCTATTACTGCAATTGCCGTGCACTTGCAGTGGTTAGACACGCTCATTTGTTTGGCAGTTCCGCCCAAAACACTCTCAATTGATGAAGCCCAAAATCTAGTTAGTGAATTTCCAAACACGTATTTGTTTGAAACTGAAACTGAAATGTTAGAAACATTTTTGAACTTGATTGAAGATGCAGATGTAATTAGTGGTTGGAACAGCGAGGGGTTTGACGTACCTTACACAGTGAATCGTGTAACCAAGGCTCTTAGCAAAGAAGATACGCGCAGATTTTGTCTTTGGGGGCAATTTCCCAAGAAGCGTGAATACGAAAAATACGGAAAAACTGCCGTCACTTATGACTTTATTGGCCGTGTGCACTTGGACAGTCTTGAGCTATACCGCAAATATACATATGAAGAACGACACACATACCGTCTAGATGCTATTGGTGAAATGGAACTGGGAGAAACTAAAGTTCAGTACGAAGGCACACTAGATCAGTTATATAACAATGACTTCAAAGAGTTTATTCGATACAACCGTCAAGACTGCGCACTACTTGACAAACTGGACAAAAAACTCAAGTTTATTGACCTAGCAAATAGCATTGCTCACGAAAATACTGTGTTGCTGCAAACTACAATGGGCGCTGTTGCTGTTACTGAACAAGCAATCATTAACGAAGCCCATAGCCGTGGCATGGTAGTTCCTAGTAAAAAACGACAAAGCGATGAGGAAGACACTCAGGCAGCTGGTGCATATGTGGCTTATCCTAAGAAGGGACTACATGACTGGATTGGGTCAATGGACATTAACAGTCTATATCCGTCAGCAATTAGAGCATTGAACATGGGTCCAGAAACTATTGTGGGCCAAATTCGGTCTGATATGACTATGAACGAGATTCGCATCAAAATGAGCAAGGGAGCATCGTTTGCTGCTTCTTGGGAAGGCAAATTTGGCACTAATGAATATGAGCTAGTGATGGCCCAAGACAAAGTGCATGAACTCACTATTGACTGGGAAAACGGAAGCAGTGACATTGCCACTGGTGCTGAAATCTATAAACTGATTTTTGAAAGCAACAAGCCCTGGATGCTGAGTGCCAATGGTACCATTTTTACATACGAGTATGAAGGGATCATCCCAGGTCTGTTGGCAAGGTGGTATGCAGAACGTAAATCACTACAAGCTAAACTCAAAGAAGCAATTGATGCTGGTAACAAGATCGAAGAAGAGTACTGGGATAAACGACAGTTGGTTAAAAAAATTAACCTCAACAGCTTGTACGGTGCAATTCTTAATGCCGGCTGCCGATTCTTTGACAAACGCATTGGGCAATCTACTACACTTGTTGGTAGAAAAGTTGCCAAGCACATGGCTGCTAAGGTTAACGAAATTATCACTGGTGAATACAATCACTTAGGTAAAAGCATCATATATGGCGATAGTGTTACTGGGGATACTAAAATCTTAACAGACAATGGTGAGGTTACTATTGAAGAACTGTTCAATAATTGTGCTGAACATTCCATCGTTGGTGATAAAGAATATGGTGTATGGAATTCTAATAAAGTAGTAGGCTTCAATTCTTATGAAGATTCTCCAGTTATGTCGAAAATTTCATATGTAATGCGACATAAAACTAGAAAAAAACTGTATAAAGTTAATCTAAAAAATGGCAAGAGCATCACAGTAACTGAAGACCATAGTATTATAGTTGATCGAGATGGTTTTTTGATTGAAGTAAAGCCCACTGATATTCGCAATACTGACTTGATTATTTGCTTGAAAAGGTAAATATATGGAAATAGAGGTATCACCATATGATTAAATGTAAAGAATGTGGTTTTGAGAGTAATAGATTACAGTGGACGCATTTTAGGTACAACTGTACTGGGAAATTTAAAAATGGTAAAGAATATCAACAGGCGCACCCTGGTGCGTTGCTAGTTGACCCTGAACTAGCAAAGAGGACTGCAGTAACGAAGGAAAATCTTATTAAAAAATACGGAGAAGAAAGTGGGTTAGCTAGATGGGATAGCTACTGCCAGAAGCAATCCGAAACAAATTCTTTCGAATACAAAAAGAAAAAATTTGGGTGGACTGAAGACCAGTTCAACAAATACAATAAGTCAAGGGCAACGACATTAGAAAATATGATTGATCGCTATGGTGAAGACCAAGGGTTGTTGCTATGGGCTGAATACTGCGATCGACAAAAATATACAAAGTCAAAAGAATACTTAATATCTAAATATGGCGCTACTGACGGTGTGCAAAAGTATTTAGACATCAACAAACGAAAGTTAGAACCACATGATCCAAAACAATTGTCAGAAAAACTAGGCATTACGTTGGAT